GAACACTCCGGTAATCAAAAGCGGTTTCACGCCGTCCGACGATAGACTTGTCGAAGCTGGCGCAGCCGGCGCGGTCGTGTTGCTCGTAGCGATTTGCGTCACGGTCGCCGATATTGTGCTGCCGACTCCGAACGCGGAAAACGCCTGAACCGCGATCTCGTAGCTTACGTTTGGCGTGAGGTCGTCAATCGAAGCCGTGCCGCCCGTCGTGCTGCGTTGATCGGCGACAATGAAACCGGGTTGCCCGGTCTTGCGGTAAAGCACGTTCATGACTGCCGTGCCCGTGGTGAACGCCGGCACGTTGACGACGATCTGGGAAAGCGTCGTGCCGTCGCTGGAAAGGTAGGTCGCTGTTGAGGCAATCGTCGGCGCGGACGGGGTGCCGGGAGGCGTCGGGTCGGTCTGCCCGGCGACAACTGCAACCGCCGTTGCGTTCGCTCCGGTGCTCTTGGCGCTCTGGTTTTCGGTTCGGTCGTAAGCCGTGACCCAATAAAAATATTGCTGATTGAGCGTCAGGCTAACGTCCACGAACCGGCTCGCCCGCGTTTGCGCGATCTCAGTTGCCGAGCCGGGGTCGTTAGACGTGTTGCGATAAACGCCATACTCTCCGAGGTCCGCGTTTGTGTTGTCGTTCCAGTCGAGCGAAATGATTTGGCCGGTTCCAGCGATGGCCGTCAGTCCGGTCGGCGTTGCCGGTGGCGTCGTTTTGCTCGGCGCGGTCTGACTGAGCACCGTAGACACGGGAGACAATGCGCCCGAGAACGAAATCCCACGCGCTGCAAATTCGTAAGGCTCGCCGACGGAAAGATCGTCAATCGTGACGGCGTAGGAGACTGACGAGTTGATCTGATTTCCGACGATGAAATCACTTGAGCCCGTGCGCCGATAAAGCACGTCGAGAGCGACCGCGCCCGATGGCAACGGCGGCGCGGTGAGCGAGACTTTGGCAAAGCTAGTGCCGTCCGTTGAGACGTAAACCGTCGTGCTGATCAGCGTCGGAGCGTTAGGCGTAGCCGGCGCAGTCGGGTCAATCGGACCAGCCGTGATGACCGACGGCGTGGCCTGCACGTAACTCGTAAAGCCGCTGACGTTCTCGACTGAATCGTAAGCGGTGAGCCAATAGTAATACGTGGTCCCGATGGTCACGTCGGTGTCCACGAACCGCGACGCACGCACCTCCGCGATCTTGTCCGTGTTCGCGTTGGCCGGCGTGATTGCCGAGACGTTCCGGTAAATGCCATACTCCGAAAAGTCCGGCTCGGTGTTGTCGTTCCAGTCGAGCGAGACCGCCTTGCCGGTCCCGATGGCAGCGCTGAGTCCGGTCGGAATTGCCGGCGGCGTCGTGTCCTGCGCGACGGTGATTGAGCCACTGAGATAGCTTGTCGAGATCCCAAAGTAGCTCTCGCCGTAAATCCGCACGTTGTAGTTCGTGCCGATCTTCACGTCGGACGAAATGAAGTCCTCGGTCTGTTCGCCCTCAACCGTGTTCCACGTCAGGTAGGTCGTGCTTGCGGCCGGCTTGTATTCGATGACGACCGAGCCGCCGCTTTGGATAAACTCCGCAGCCGGTGGCGTCCAGCCGACGCGAATCCGTGGCAAGATCGTGCCGTCGGCCTGCACGAGTTGAGTCGTCCCGTCCGCCGTCAGCGAAAGGCTCGTCGGTGCGCTGAGCGTGAACGGGTCGGGCAACGTGGTGTTCGGCGAGTCCGGCACGGCGATTTGATCGCCGACGGCCCACGAGTAAACCGACGAAGCGGTCTCCCGCAGAGTCATATCCACGAACACCTGCGGCGGCGTCCCGTCGCTCGCAAAGTTCCACTCCATCACCTCGAACACCTTGGACGACCAGCCGAGTTTTTCGTTCGTAATCATGACCGTGTCCCCGGCGCGGACTTGCATCGCCTCCAAGCGGAAGCGTGCAGAGAACGTGATTTCCTCCCGAGCGCGGCGCAGTTCGAGCACGGCGAGCCGTTGAGCGCAGCTCGGCGAGGTGGTGAACGGGAGAACTACGTCGCGGAAAAAGACGTTGCTGTTGTCGGCGGTGACGTAGGTTGCCGAGCTGATCGTCGGGAAGTCCGTGACTTGCCAGTTGTTCGTCTCGCTCACGTAAACGCCCTTCACGCTGTTCACGCGGTCGCGTGCGCTCGTTCGCGTCTGCACGTTGAGCGGTCCAACGAAATGCTTCTCGGTCAGCGTCACCGTTGGGATGCGGTAGGCGGACGCGTAGGGCACGATGCGGCCGCCCGTGTAGGCGATCAGCCCGCCCATCGCGCTGAGGAGCTTGCCGATGTTCTCGTCGGGCGATGCGCTTGTCACGATGACGCCGTTGGCCTCGTAGCGGTTTTCGTAAACAGTCGGCGAGAGCGGAAGGATTTGAACTTGTTCCTCGCAGATGGTTGCAGCGACGCCGAACGCGGTATCGTCAACCTCGGCGGCGGTCATGCCCATGCCGAGCGACGTGTCGGTGAGGTAGTCGCGCAAGCAGAGCGCGGCGTTCGCGGAATAGGCGGTTGTCGCCGTGCGCGGGTCGAGCACCTTCTTGCCGCGAATGACGGCGCTGATGTTCGGAATCCCGCTCGGGAATTTCTCGGCGTCCCACGTCAAACGAACGTAAAGGTAGGCGATGCCAGAGAGCTTGTGGTTCGAGGTCCATTTGCCATCGGTCAGGCTTGCTGTGTCCGCGATCAAATCCGCGTCGGCGGTGTCGCCGGGAACGCCGCGCTTTTTGTTCACGCGGGCGACGCCGGCATAAAAGCCGGTCGGCGTGTTGCTCACGAGCGGAACGAGCTCGTCGTTGAAATACACCTCGTCAATCGCTTCGACCTCGTGGCCGGCGAGCGTCAAGACGATGTGCAGGTATTCGTTTTTGGTGCCCGTCGTGCTGAGATAAACGATGGTCCCGCTGACGCGGCATTTCCCGTAAACAATCGTCCGCGCCGAAATCGGATTGCGGACCAACTGCGAGCGGTCCGAGAGCGACGAGTCCGAAAAGCTCGGCATCTTCGGCGCGAGCAGTTTGGACGCGGCCATTGATGCGGCGGTGATGGCGGCGAATTTGATAACAGCCGTTAGCGTCACCGATTTTACAGCGGCGACGACTGAACTGACAATTGCGGGTAAAAAGGCTTGTGGCATGTTAAATTCTCCAAGCGGTTTCGACGCTAGAAAGCGGCCCGAAAACAAGCCCGTCCTCCGCGACGAAAGCCGTCGTCACGCCGAGGCAAATCCCGAGCGTCACGCCGCGCCCGGCCTGCTGCGCTACGATGTCGCCACGCCCGGCCAACTGCGGCGCGATGCGTTGCAGCCCGAGCGAGTCCACCAGAGCCTCAACGCCGCCCGCCTCGTCCAGCACGCGCACCGCGCCAAGTGCAGACGAGTAGCGATTGCGCCACGTTTTGGCGTAATCTTGACCGGTGCAAAGCTCGACCCAATCCGCCGCGAACATGCAGCAGTCGTTCGAGCCCCACTCGAACGGTTGATGGCGTCGCGCCTCGATAAATTGCGCGAGCAGGTCCGGCCAGTTGTCGCGTCGTGCTGGCATGGTCACATGTAGGACGTTGACTCGCTCTCGTCGCCGCCGTCCCGAATCGGTGCCGCGAGCTTCGCGTTGCCCCAGTAAATTTGCTTTTCCTGAATTGCGTTCACGAATTCCAAGCCGAGATCGGTCGAAAAAAGGTTCTGCTGTTCTTCGTGCGTATAACGCACTTCACGCGGCCGGCGAAAGTCCACTAGCTTGTTTTCGGCGGTCATGATAATTGACGCTTCTTGGCCGTCGTCGTTGACCGACATCACGTCCATGCGCCCGGCGAAGATTGTGACCGGCGAGGCGACGATTGCGCCCGTTGCGTCGAGTGCGCCGAAAAGCACCGAACACTCTTTGTTTTGATAGTTCTCGGTGAGCGCAATTGCGACGTATGCGGTAGGAACGCCCGAGAGCTGGAAGTTGATTCCCCGCGCCGAGAGGTCGGTTGTTTCTTCGACCGGCGAGATTGTCCCGAGCGTGCCGATGCCCTGATACGTCACTGCGCCAACGGTAATCGTGCCGTAACCGCTCCAAAGCCGGAGCGGCGTTGAGAACGAGAACGACGCGAGCAAGATCGGCGAGAGCTGCGAGGCGCTGACCTCAGTGACCATGTTGGCCGAGAGCGACCGGCCTGCGGTGGTGATGCTCATGACTCGACGTCCTCAACGATGGCGAATCCGACGCCGTAGATGCTCGCCTCGCCGATTGACCATTCGGTGCTAGGTGACGCGAGGCGGAAGACGCCTTGAGCGCGAGCGGCGTTGCCGGTCCTGCCGTAGATGATAGACGTGCCGCCCGCGTAGCTTTTGCGAAGTGCTGGAAAAACGTCCACGCTCGACGACGAGGTCGATTCCACGACCTTGTAAAGCGAGGTCGAGATTTGCAGCCAATCGCCAACGGCGAATTGCCCGCTCGCTCCGCTGATCCCGAGCGTTGTGCCGTTTGCGGTTGCGCTGGAAACGGTGAGGTTCCCGGTGACACCGCCTCGGTTCAGCGGGTTGGCGTAGTCTTGAAAATAGAACGTGCCGCGCTGCGCTTTGAGAAGAAACGCGACGATCTCCTCGGCGTCCGCCCGCTTCATCGGCGGACAATCGACCGAGCCGAGCCACGCTTGCCCCGGCCAGTTGTATTGCTGCGTCTGCAACGTGAATGGCGACGTGTTGCGCGAGGTCGCAGAAACGCCCGTCAGCGACAAGCGCGAGAGGTTAAACGGGCTTGGAGGCGTGAGTGGATAGGTGATGGCCATGAGGATCAGGCAAAGGCTGCACGGTATCCGCCGCCGCGTCGAACCATGTCGGGAATCTCGGCCTTTAGCCGGCGACGCTCTTGGTCGAGAATCGGCACAAGTTCGGCCCGCGAGACGCCCGCCGCGATGTTGTAATTGACCGTGACGCTGCCGCTGCCCGAACCGCTGCCGCCGCCCATCTTGTTATTCGGAACGATGGTGCCCGAGGCGTGCGGAACGAACAGCTCCGGTCCCTTTTCGCCGACGACGTAGGGCGAGCCGCTGGCGACGGGTCCGCCCATTGCGCGAGCGCCTAGAGCAGTTGCGATACCTTTCGCCAATGGCTGCGTGACCATTTGGCTGAACACCAGCCGCACCAAATCGCGACCGAGCGAGCGAACGACCTCGCCGAGCTTTTGACCGCTCAAGATCGCGTCCTCGAAGCCTTGGGCGATAAGGTTGCCAGCTTCTGTCGCAATCCTTCCCAAATCCGTTTCAATTTCACGGCGCTGAGAAAGCAGCGCATTTATTTTCGGCAAGTCCTCAATCATTCGGCGCATCGCTTCTGCCTGCTCTTGCGTGTAGCTCTTGCCGCTAACATTAGCCAAAAGTCTTTCGTCCTCTTTTCTGATTCTGATTAGAGAATTAAGCTGACCGTTAATTTGCTCTTGTTGCTCTTTTTCCGTCAACTGACCGCGCAAGTAAGTTTGATAAACAGAATTATGGTCTTCAACGGCCTTCGTGTATTGCGTGAATAAATTCGTTCTGTCGGATTCGATTTTTTCTCTTGCGCTCAAAATTTCTAAATCAACTTTGTTGAGAGCGATTTTTGTTTTTTCCGCCTGAACCGTTTCGGCAAGATTTTTTGCCGGCTGACTAGCCGCTTTGTTCAAACGCTCCTGAGCAATCAAAAGCGACTTTAGATTTTGCTCGTCGGTATTTCGCGCCTTTGCCAGCGCCATCGCCGAATTGATTGCCTCGTCTCCCAAAGCCTCAAGCTCCGCTTGCAGCTTTTGCGTTTCCTCGGATTGACCAGTCGCAAAGCGAGCAATGCTGTCGGCTATGTTCTGGAAATTTATGCCGAGAGCCGTCGCCAAAGTAGCGCCAAGATTTGCGGTTCCAAATGCTTTCTTGAAAAATCCACCGACCGCCTTGGATTGATTTTCGAGCCTTTGCAGCGAGTTCTGAACGCTCGCGAAAGCCTGCTTGGTCGAGTCAACCGCCTTGAGTGTGAATGATGCCTCGGCCATGTTATTTGGAGATTCGGTTTTGGTGTTCGATGTAAGCCAGCCAGCCGTTCAGTTCTTCGGCAGGCATCGCAAGAACTTCGTGGGCAAATTTGTGCAGACGGTCCGCGAGCGCGTAAACGGCGAGGAGGTCTGCCGCCTCCCCACCGTAAATCAGTTTTTTAGGTCGTCCACCTTTGGACTGTCGTCCGCGAGAATGGCGTTTGCGACGCGGCCGACGACGTTGCTGTCCGCCTTGTTCAACAGCGTCGGCTTGTGCTCAATCGTGAACAGCTTCACGCCGTGCTCGTCGGTGGCTTTCATGATGAGAATATCCACCAAAAGCTCCATGTCGTTTTCTTTGCTGCGACGATAGAGCCGGTTCTTTTCCGAGAGCGTGACCGGCGTTGCGTGCACGACGAGCTTCCACTCTGGCACGTCGATTTTGCGCGTGCCGAGTGATGCGAAGTGTTCTCTGACGAGGTCGATTGCGTCCATGTGTGTGTGGTGTGTTTTGCTTGCTAAATTAAGCCGTCAACGTTGAGAGCGGACCGTTACCTTCGAAGGCAATCGAGCCTTCTACGATGCCGTCAAAGCTGGCACTTACGTTAAACTGGGTCACGATGGCCGCGCCGGAATAGTAAACGTCGCCGGTGGTCGCGCCCTCTGGATAAAGGTTCAGCGTGACCGAGCTGCCGATGGTGATGAGGAGCTGACCGGCGTCGCCCTCGTCCCAGTAAAGATCGCCCGACGCGCTCCAAGTTTTCATGGATGCAAGCCGGGTGCGGTAGGTGTCGCCGAGGACGGAATCCTCAACGGTGTCGGAAGTGTGAGTCAGAGCGTAGTTGCGAAGCTCGCCGATGGTGGTTGACGAGATGCGGATTAAGCCGTCGCGGCCAAGTTTAGTTGCCATGGAATTGAGTTAGTCGGTTGAAAAATAGATGCAGTTAAAGGTGTGCCGAGCCGAGCCGAAGCGTTTGTCTTCATCCGTCTCGATACTATAGTCCACGCTGTTCAAATGGAGGTCTTGGCATACGCCGCCGAGCGTAACGTCGGCGAGAACGGCGGCCTCGACTGCTGCGCTGCCGGTGTCGAAAAGATCGTCAATCAGGTAGGTGCCGCTTTCGGCGGTGAAGTAGTCCACGACGAGCTGGAGCTGTCGGTATTGAGTGCGATTGCTCGGACCGAGCGTGCGGACCTCGATCTGCTCGCTGACCGCGTAAACGGCGGCGGAGGGAAAGCTGATGCTTGCAATCGTGTTGTTGCGCCCGCGCAAGATGTTCGCGGTCGGAACGACGAGAGCGCCCGTGAGCGCGTTGGCGGTGGCGTTGCGGATGTTTGTTCGGGTGCTCATGCTTCTTTGGGTATGACCATGCCGCCCTTTACTTTTGCGAATCCAAGATTGACGGCGCGGTTGGCGAGAACAGCGCGGTATTTCGAGAGCGTGACCTTGTAGCGAATTTTAAGAGCCGAATCAACCACGCGCTGTAGGTCGGGAATCTTGTTGCCGGTGGTCCGTGCGCTCACGAAAGGATTCTGCCCAAATTGCACTTGAGCGGTTCCAGCCTTTGCCATGTGCCGACGAATCCAAGCCGGCACGCGAACGCCGCACGCCATTGCAGCCGCAGCAAATCCAGCCTTACCGAGACCGACCTTTTTTTGAACGTATTTGAGATAGGCGTCCGCCGCCTGATTTGTGACCCACATTTGGTCCTGCACCTGCCAGCGACCGATTGCGCTGCGCGTGACCTGTTTGGGCCTCCCGCGTGCATTTCTGTTCGCGTGGTGAAATGCCCGCATCTGCGCGATGGATGCGCCCGGTTGCCAGAACTTGCGATAAATGCGGATTTTCTTCGAGCCCTCCCAGCCAAGGTTCACGCCCATCGTTTCATTCTGCCCGTCGCGTGGTGGAACTTCCGTTGAGTTTCCGATCTTTTGAAATAGACCGATGCTTTTTTCTTTTGCCAGTTTTCGACCTCCGAACAAGTCGCCCAGAATTGCGTTCTCGCCCTGCTTGCGTGCGTTCGTGCTGAGTCCGCCCGCTTTTGTTTTAGTAATGGTGCCGCCCGTGACCAATGGAATTTGCCCGCCGTTTGCGATCTTGTCGCCGGTCGGCGGCGTGATCTGCATAATCGTCCGAGCGACGTAAGCGCCTTCCTGCTTGATGACCAGACCGAGATCGACCTTTGCGGCGTCGGCGAGTCTCGCCAGCGCATATTCGAGCTTCTTGGTGTCTGAGAAGATCGAAATCATATAACCTTAGCGACGCTCAGCTCACATCCCGCGCCCTCGGCGTCTAGCGTCACGCGCTCAACGTAGTAGGTGATGCCGGCCCGCGAAAGCGTCTGCGTGACCTGCGGAACGGCGCTGACGCTTGTCGTAAGCAGGAACACGGTAAAGCGCGAGTCGTCACGCCGTTGGTCCTCGAAGTCGGCGAACGCGTTGTTCGCCGCCGACCAAACGCCGGTCACCGCCGCGCCCTGATACGTGAACGAAATGCCGGCCTGCTCCAAGATCGCGGAGAAGTCGGAATTGATCTGCGTCGGGTCAAAGTCTCGGACGGCGGCCATACAATTGCGCGAATCGTCAAACCGTGCCGAAGTGCTGCGCGTGCAGCGCCGGCCGGTTCTCCCGCAGCCACGGCTCGGCGTCGGCCTTGCACTTCGCGCCGTCGTTGCCGCAGGTCTGAGAGCCGACGTGATGCACGTAGGCCCGCGAGATGAAGTGCCGGCGCTTCATGTCGGCGCATTGCACGTCATCGCTGAACCAGTTAATCGGCGGAAAATCGACCCACGCTTCCCGCTGAATCCACGCGCAAATCGGCGCAATCACCCGCGTCTCGACCACGAATTCTTCCGACTCAAATCGCAGCAAGTCCAAGCGCCCTTTGCCGCAACGGATGTTTTGCGTCCCGCGTGCGTAGTCCGAGCGTGCTGCGACGTAGCCGATTTTTCCGAACGTCTGGCGCAACGCGTAAGCGTCGTAAAGCAGGGTCTCCCACGTCGTCGGCGTGAAAACGATGTCGTCGTTGCAGATAACCAGCTCGTCATGCTCCTTGAACGCAATCCCCGCCGCGTGGTTGTAAGCCTCGCCGAACGTCGCCCCGACGCCGTGGAAATAATAGGTGCGAATGTTGCGCGGCACGTAGGCTTTGACCGACGCCTTGAGCACGTCGAGGCAGCGTGCGTTAGTCGTGCATACGACGATTGCCGGCTCGGGAATCATGCTTTTTTTGCTCCCAGAATTTGCTCGATGTTCTCCGCGTCAACCAGCGTGCAGCCGCTCGCCAAGATGCGTTCGTCCCAGTTGTGAGGCGGAACCATGCCGTCGTCAGCGTTGACCTGAATCACGCCCGGCTCGGCTGCGCTCGGCTCGCCTACGTCGTGCAGGAACTGCTTCGCCATGCCCATCGTCTCGGCGTCGTCGGCACGCACGAGGAAGCGGTGTTCGATGCGCTCCGGCTGCGCCGCCGTCGAGAGCCAAGCGTCGCGGAACGCAACTGATTTGGTCGAGTTGCCCAGCGTCTTTTGCGTCAGCCGGATCTTCGGCTGGGTGTGCTTGTGAAACACGAGCTGCAACGCCGCCGCGTCGTCCAGTTGGCCGGCGAGGCGGTAGGCCCGCGCCGCGAGGTCGTGCCCGGCCCAGCCATACCACTTGACCTCATGAGTCCACGGCCGGTCCTTCTCGGTAGGCTCGGGAAGGCTCAGCATCCGCGACGCCCAAAAGCTCGCCCGCTTGCCGTCGTTGCGCTCGAACGCCAGCAGGATAATCGACGCGATGGCCTCGCGGCACCAAGGGAAAACGCCGTGCGCCGACATTGCGAACTGCATCGCCTCGCGCCGAGAAGCGACAAGCCGCGCAAGGTTCAGACCGACCTCGTAGCGGAAGCTGTCGTCAAGGTTCGGGAAGCTGAGAGCGATGCGCCCGAACTGCTCGGCTGCCGTCTTGTTGCCGGCGCAGTAGTGCTCTTGGTGGATATAAAAATACTGGGTCGCGGACTCGGTGACGCTGCGCCCGAGAATCGCGAGGTTGCGTTTGCGGTTGTCCTGCTTGATCGCAATCGGCTGGTGGTGCCAGACCGGGGTTGACCAGTCGAAATGGCGATCGTTCGGAAGTAGGAGCAGATTTTCGTGAACGTCGTGATGCCAGATGCGACCGCTTGCAAATGCGCTGCGCCGCACGATGCGCTCGCGATGCAGCTTCTTCCCGGTCCCGCGCACGTCGTAAGGGCAGCGAACCATGAGCACGTCGTCCGATAGCTCGGCGAGCCTGTCCCGCAGCTTCTCGGCGTCGGCGATGACGTCGTCGCAGTCAGCCCAGATCAGCCAGTCACCGCACGCCTGCGCGAACGCTTGGTTGCGTGCTCGGGCAAACGAATCGACGTGCTTCCACGCCTGCGCGGTGGCGCCGTTCCTGTATTCGGAGAAGATGAATCCGACCGAGTGCGCCGCGCACCAGTCGCGGACGATTTGCTCGGTGCCGTCCGGTTCCTGCGAGCCGATGGCGCGGACGAGTGAAACCTCGTCGATGACGCCGTCGAAGCTGTCGAGCATCGCGCCGATTTGTGCCGCCTCGTTGCCCGTAATTACGCAGAGGGAAAGTATCATGGTCGTCGTTGTGTGCGTCACATCTTGACCAACGCTCAGACCGGTCAAAACAAAAAGCCCCACGCCGTAAAGCGTGAGGCTGTTGTGAAACCTAATTCCGGTTAAGCGTATTGGGTCGCGATAAGCTGGCCCGCGTTGCCGTTCACGATCTTCTCGGCGGTGTAGTGCGAGGCGCGAACGATGTTCGACTTGATCTTCTCTTCGCGGTAGGTCGAGACGCCGATGGCCGGTCCGTACTCCGCCCAGCTCAAGGTGAAGCCTGCTCCCCCTCCAAAATAACCGGCTCCGGCCTGCGTGACCGAGCCTACCCAGATGTAGGTGTTGGCCCAGACGTTTGCAGCGGAGAAGGCGATGCCTTCGGCTGCGCTGTCGTAGGAGGCGCGACCGATCAGAACCTCGGCGACGCCGAATACCTCAGCGGCTGCTTGGGTGCTGGCGTTCAAGATCGTGTCGGACGAAAGACCAGTGCCGCGCAAACGGTTTTGGAATTTCGTGGAAGCGCGGAGGCGGGTCCATACTGGGTATGGAATCACGACGCGGGTGTTGGTCGTGGATTCGCCACGAGCAAGCATCCGGTCGAGAGCCTCCTGCACGTCTTGACCAACGTCGAACGTGGCCAAATTGGCGACGGTGTAGGCGGTGCCGGAGTTGGTCGAGGTGAACGCGCCGGTATCGAAGATTTTCGCGGCGACGCGAAGCTCGTGCGCGAGCAGGAGTTTGCGCTTGGCGAGTTTGGCGGACATGACCTCGGCGTCGAAGAAACGCGCAACGTCGAGAGTCACCGTATCGTCAACGGCCTCCTCGTAGCCGTATTCGAGAGCGGTGTAGGTGTCTTGCGTGAAGGCGCGGTTGCCACGAGGATAATCGCTATACGGAGCGCGGTTCTTCACGTCGCTCTTGAGTAGTTGGCCCTCTTTGAGAACGAACGATGGGTATTGGCCGGCGCGGACTGGCACGTCGAGAATCGGCATGACTTGGGTGCCGATCAGTCCGGCCTCCCAGTCTTTTGCCTGCTCAACTACGCCAGCGATATCGCCACGGAAAATTGCTGCTGAATTTGAATACATGGTAATTAGTTCTTAATGGTTAGATGTTCTTGGGAAGCATCTCGATGATCGTAGATGCGTCCGAAGCGGTGCTGAGAGATTTGCCGACCGTGATCGTGCCGGTGATGGCGACGGTCCCGTTGGCGGTAGAGAAAAGCGTGTCGCCCACGGTCACAGGACCGGCGAGCAAGGTTGCTTTAATGGTGCCGCCGCCGAGGAATTCGACGGTGATTTGATCGCCGGAAGCGGCGTCAATCGTTGCAACGCCGTCGGGCAGAGAGGCGGTGGCTGCAAGACCGACGCCTCGGTTGTTGGAAATCGACACGAGACGAAACGCGGTGATAGCCGAGTTCGCCAAAAAAGTGCCGGTGTGATTGAATGAAGTGGCCATTTTAGTTTTGGATTAGAGTTTGACGAGTTCGCCGGCTTGAACGCGTGCGCGATAGGCAGCGTAAAGGTCGGCGTGGTTTTTGATCGCGAACGTGATGGCCGAGGATTTGTCACCCTTTAGCTCAACGGCTTTGGCTGCGACGACATCCTCGAACTTCTCGACCTTTGCGACCGGTTTGACTGCTTCCGCCGAGGCAATCGGAGCGGCTGGCGCACCGAAGGATTTGGCAAATTCTTTGACCGCTGCGAGTGCGGCGGCGTTGGCGGCGAGCTGCACGACTTCGTTCTGTGCGCTCATCGCGGCGGGTTTCTCTTCTTTGGGAGCGAGAGCACTTTCGAGCTTCGCGACTTTTTCGTTCATGCCCATCATGGCACTTTGAATCATGCCTTCGATGGCCTTTTTCATTTCGTCGTTCATAGGAATTTCGATTTTGATTTCTGCTTCGGGTTGCTCAACGTCTCCGTTCTGAAGTTGTTTCAGCTTACGGGAGAAAAATCCGTTCGGGTTCGCAGCGGGTTCGCTGACGAGATCCACCGAGTAAATTTCCGAGCACCGTTGCAAAGTCGTGAGCTTGTCCGCGCTCTTTTCGGATGGACCCGAGAACGCGATGGAGAGCCCGAACGTGTCTGGAATACGCTCGGCGATCTCCAAGATATAAGCGCGATGCGGCGAATTTTGCAGCAAGTGCAAATCCCCGAGCAGCTTTTCGCCGCTGATTCTCAGCGCGTCGATGTAGCCGACGATATCGCCCGCGCCGCCCGAGTGGTCGAGTTTCACCTTGAGCCCGCCCGCGTATTGCTCGGCGGCGGTCTTCACCTGCTCCAAAGTCAGGTCGTCAATCATGACGCCGTGCCCGAGCGCCGGCCCTTTCGTGATGAGCGAGACGCCGCGAATGATGCCGGCCTGTGCGTCGATGACGCCAGCGGACGCTGCAAATGTGATAACGGGTTCCATCGCCTAAGCGATGGCCGTCAAATCACGGCTCCTTGCTTGCCTCGCGCTTCCAGCGCCAAAGCAAAAACGCGATGCCCAGCAGCGTGCCGATAAGCGCCGCCACGTCGTTGACCTGCGAAAGTGATGTGAAGGCGACGACCGGAGTCGAAGCGGTGGCGAGGTCTTTGACGTGGGTCGGGTTCATTTTTTCCGCATCTCCATGATTTTTTCGAGCGTCCTGCCGCCAAAGTAAAAGCTCATGATGAGCATGCCCCACTGACCGAGCAAAGCGACATAGCTCTCATTCGCGTTGTGGCCGAAGGCTGACATCATTGCGAAAGTGAAATATCCGACGAGAATCGCCGCGAGCGTTAGCGGCCTGACGTTCTTCGACATCCACGAATCCGATGACATGTCCGCTTTGAGCCGCTCGGTCAGGTTGCTCTGCTCAGTCTTGTATGCCTCAAGATCGGCGTTCATCTTCGCCAGCTCGCCGTTCTGCGCCATCGTCGCCAGTTCTAGCTGCGCCTTGGCCTTTGCTTCGGGGTCAGGAATGAGCTTGTCGATCAGCTTCGTTCCGATGCCTAGAATTTCAGCGAGAGGAAACATGGTTACACCCTGAAGTCGTTCGTCAAACGGCGGAAAAGAAAATACGGGAACCAAATCCATTTTGGCACTTTGGTTATTTTCACGTTCGCATTTCGGACAAACGGCACTTCGGCGTCCCATACCTTGACGCGAATCGGCGAGCCGTCCGGCGAGGTGCAGTCTAGTATTGAAACGTTCTGCGTCGGAGCGCGGCCCGGCTCCCAATAGTTGTCATACTGTCCCAGCTCAATCGTTCCGCTTACGACCGAGCCGTAAAGCGTCAGACCGTTGATCGCGCCTTTGATCGTAACCGAGCCGTGAACCGTGCAGTTCTGCACCGTGTAATTGGAGCCGCGCACGCAATCAATCGAGTCCTCGCGGCTCGCTGGAATCGTCAGCCCGCTAATCGTGAGCCCGGTGCAGTTGGAGCACTTCACCAAGTCGTCCCAGTTCTCGGGGTCAAGCGGAGCCTGCCACTCAGCCGCGTCCACCCTCAGCCCGTTGTCCTGTGGCCCAACGTAGCTGCGCCAATTAACGTCTGCCGTCCCGCTCATTCGGCTTTCGGTTCCTTTGCCTTTAACGCCTCGGCGATCTGTTCCGCGCACTTGCGGATGAGATCGTGGTCGTCGGCCTTTAATGGGGCTTGGCGGGCGGCTGCGTAGAGGTTCTGGAGTGCTTGTTCGGTGGTCATGTTAGGAAGCGGCGAGTTCCTGATGCGCGATGGCCGTAACCGCAGCCGAGACTTCGGCGTAGCTGTAAGTCTTGCCGCCAACGGTGACGGTTTTGTCGCTTAGGAGCGGCCATTGAACCGTTGTCCAAGGCGACACGAATACCTGCCCGTCGATTACGGTTTTCTTCTCGAAAAAAGCAGTGGCGATAGGAGACTCGCCCTGCGGGTCAGTCTGGATGCGTTGTAGCGTGGTCGTGACGATTGGGTCATTCATGGTGGGAAAAAATTATGAAGAGACGGCTTTGATTACTGCGAAGTTGAAGACGGGAGCTTCCGAAGTGGTGCCGCCCGTGGTGGCGAAGGAGATGCGGAAGGAGCCCGCGCCAACGGCGGTGACGGAGATCATGTAAAGGTCGGTCCCGCTGCGCTGGTTGACGATGATCGTGTCCGTCGCGGCCACGGCGGAATTGGTGACGGTGAAGGATTGCCACGTCGCGGAGCCTGCGGCGGTGAAAAGCGTGATCGCGCCTGCGACGGTGTTGAGCGTGACGCCGGTGGTGCGCGAGGTGCCTTGCGTGACTGCGCCGCCCGCGCCGGTAGCGTAGCCGATGCCGCCCGTTGCGGAGGTGGAGCGGATTTGCCCGCCCGCGAAGATATTGCCGCCGCCAATGCTCGCGTTGGTCGCAGCGGTTGAACCGTCACCGACTGTAAGGACGCCATTGGTGGAGAGCGTCGCCGCTTTGGTGCCTCGGAAGATCGCGCCAGAAGTGGCGAGCGTCCCCGAAGTCATGTCAAACAGCGACACCGCGTTTACTGCATCGTAGATGCTGAACGTCGTGTTTGCTGCGGTGCCCAGAATTCCGGTGGCCCACCGGACCGTTCCGGTGTCGTCACGAATCCGAAGCAATCCACCACCGCCAGAAAATGCGGAGCGAACACCGATGGTGGCGTTGTTGTTTATGTCTAGATTGGAGCCACCAAAGATCGCCCCCGCATTTCCGAACCCGCCTGCGTTGACCAAAGAGCCGGTCGTGGTGGAGGTGCTGGCGGTGGTGGAGGACAGGCTAACATCTCCCCCGGAGGCGATGGTCATTCTGGTTGTTGCGCCGGTCCAAAAACGAATTGGACCGCTGTTAGTCGCAGACAACCCCAAGCCTGCTGCGTTGGTTGATTCAAGCAGGGCTGACCCCGCGATGTATTGAGCTGAGGTCGTAAAGCCGGTGGGGAACTGATAAAGCCGGGCGCTGTTGACGCCAACGGCTGCAAGTTCGACGGCGCTGGTGGACGCTGTTCCGTTGGTGCCGTTGGTTACGGTGATGCCAGAGTTGGCATTGGCACTGGTCCCAAAGGTTGAATTTCCCGCGCCGATACCTCCGGCAACGACAAGTGCGCCGCTCGTTGTGGATGTGCTGGCGGTGGTGTTGTTGATTGTGAGCGGAGTTGCCGTCCCGAGCGTGAGTGCTGTGCCGGTGAGGCTGAATTGGTCCGAGCCTGCGGCATTTACGCGAATCGCCAGCGAACTTCCGCCGAAGCTGGTGGTTAGCCGGGTGGTGCTGGTGTTGTTATCAATCGTCAGCACATTGGAGCCTGATGCACCCGACATAACAACCGAGCCGCCCAAGGCGGTGAGGTTGCCCCCGATGAACGCCGCACCCGCATTACCGAAGCCGCCTGCGTTGACTAGCGAGCCGGTGGTCGTGGACGTGCTGGCGGTGGTGTCGCCAATCTGAACCAAACCCGCTCCCACGCTGCGGAAGGCCCAATTATTGGTGCCCGCCGTTAGAGCTTCGACATAAACTCCGTAAAGATTCGTGATCGTCGAGCCTGCGCCCTTCGTCGGGGCAGCGGCGTAAAAGCCTGACATATTCGTAAGCGTGTAGGCGGACGCGGTGCTCGCCGGCAGCGCATAAAATGCGTGCGCACCAGCCGTAAATGATACGGGGAATGTGCCGTTTGAAAAATAGCCGATGCCATTTGTATCTAAGGCAGCATTAGGCATGATACCGCTGAGATTCACGCCAGCAAAGTTCGCCGGTGCGCCATTGATGCCAATCCGCGCCGCAAACGTCGCCGCGCCCGTCGCGCTTGCAAAGGTCAACGCCGTGCCGAAACTGCCGGTGCCTAGGGTAAGGTTGGAGGCGGCTGGCGAGGTGAGAGACGCCGAGATTGGCGTCGTGAGCGTCGGTGACGTAGAAAGCACGTTTGCGCCGCTGCCCGTCGAGGTGGTCACGCCTGTGCCGCCGTTGGCGACTGGTAGCGTGCCGGTCACGCCCGTTGTCAGAGGCAGACCCGTGCAGCTCGTCAGCGTGCCGCTGGACGGTGTGCCAAGAACCGGCGCGGTCATCGTCGGACTCGTCAGCGTCTTGTTAGTCAGCGTGTCCGTGGTCGCACGTCCGACCAGAGTGTCGGTCGCGTCTGGCAACGTCACCACGCGGCCGGCCGTCGAAACGGCGTCAATCAGCGTCACCGCGCTTGCGGCGCTGGACGAACTGCGGAAGCGGATTCCCTTGTTGAAATCCGTGCCGTCGCTGATCGTGAAAAGTCCGCTGCCCTTCGGCTGCAAGTGCACGCCGATATTCGTGCTC